TCGCCAATGTTGGCAGTGACCGGCACGAGAGACCCGCCCGTGGCGCCGGAAACATCCACCCCGTCCGCCTGCCACTGGTAGGTGATCGCCCTGGCGCCAGCCCAGACGCCGGGGTCGACGGTCAGAGGCACGCCGACCTTCGGGGTGCCGAGAATGACGGGCGCGACGAGATTCCGGGGCGCCGCAACCGCGGTCATGGTCGGCTCCCCGCTCACCTTGAGCGTCAGCGTGGCACCGATCCCTTCGTCCAGCGGCACGTCCGTCTCATACCCTGCGCGGATCGCATTGTAGATCATCTGGCAGCCGTTCGGAAATGTCAGCCGGGCGATCAGGCTGTCGCCCCCGATGCCGCGCAGGAAAGTGTCCGTCGCGGATCCGGGGATCCAGTTCATTTCGTGGCTGCTCTCGCCCGGATCGGAAAGGCCACCGATATACTCGCGGGCGCGGCCGGGGGACTGCGCATGCATCACCTCGACCGTCGAGTCGGTGAACGACGGGGGTGTGTGGCTCTTGGTCTCGGCGATGTACGTCCAGGTGGACGGAGCGGAGGCCCGTGCAATTTCCAGCACGGTGCCATAGCCGATCATGGCTGTCGATGCAGGCATTTCGCCTCCTACAGGGTGAAGTGAACCATCAAGTCGATGGCAGTGCGGAATCGTGTGGCCTGCCCCGTTGCGTCGGGGCCGGGAAGATCGCGTTCGCTGTCCACGAAGATCGCCGTAATCGCGCCGACGCGGCGCCCGCTGACCTCGGCAACCAGCCTCCGGGCCAGCGCTTTGGTGGACAGGGCAGTGTCGCCGTAGACATCGGCCTGCACCCGCGCCGGGCGAGGAGAGGACAGGCCGTCGAGGGTATAGTCCCGCCCGCCGGAGACGCGCGTGAGGACGATGAAGGGCCGGGCGCTCCCCTGCGGCGCCATGGACCAGTGCGTCGGCGCCAGCGGGCGCAGCAGGGCAGTCAGAGCCTCTTCCATCAGCCCCTCTTCGCGTCCCGCTTCGCCTTGCGCGCCGCCGTCTTTTCGATGTCAGACCAGAGGTCTTCACCGACCTTCGCCGGGATCGCGGCCTTGTGGGCATCCCACGCCGGGCGCAGGAAAGGCTCCGGGGCGACCGAGCCGACACTCTTGCCGGTCTTGCGCTGAAACCGCTCACCGGTGCCGAATTCCTGCGAGATCGCCTGCGTCAGCGCGCCGGCGCCGACATGCATTTCCACGAAGCTTTTCGTGTCCTTCCGCGCGTCCTTGCGCTGCGCCTTCGACAGCGAGCCGGAGACCGCAATGCTCTTGGACAGATCGCCCGTTCCCTCGGTACTCGCCTCAACTGCCGACTGTGCGTCGGCCGCGATGGGTTCCAGCGCCCGCTTCGCCACCCGCCGCAGAACGCCCCGGCCGAGGCTTTTTCCCAAAGCCTCCAGCGCGGCCTCGCACTCGCGAAGGCCCTCGATCTTGACCTTGGTTGCCATCTATTCGACGTGAGCCTTCGCGGCTCGGCGAGCGAGCGTCATCGCGAGCGTATAGGCGCGGGGAACGACCACCTGCTCCGGTACTCCGATCCAGACCAAGCCCGCAGAAACTGCGGAAATCAGCCTGATGGCCGGGCCAAACCACCGAGCAATCCGCACGCGCACGACCAAACGAGCCATTGTCATTCCGACCTTGCGACAGCGATGATTTCCTGACCGACGCGGCGCCCGATTTCATTGACCCGCGATATGTCCCAGAGCCGGCCGTCATAGGCGACCCGGTCAAGCACCGTGACGCCAACGCCCCATCGGATCTGGAACGTCATGTCAGCGGTCGCCGCAAGCTCGCCCTCGGTCATTCGCTCACCCGAGCGGATGACCGAGGGCGTTGCTGAGGCCCAGACCGTCGCCAAGGGGGCCCACGTCTTGACCTGACCGCCGAGCACATCCTCGGTCGCCGTGAACCGCTCGATCCCGATGCGGCGGTCGAGCTTTCCGGCGCGGATCATCTCAGTAGAGCGCCCAGATGTTGTCCGCGGTGCCCCCGAGCCGCACCTGCAAGACGCTGAGCGGGTTGTAGCCCTGCTGGAGCGGCACCGCGTTCCGCTGCGTGCCGTCCGGCTCGGGCAGGTTCGCCGTTCCGGGCGTGCCGACCAGCAGCCCGCGGCACGCCCCGCCGGGAAGGTCGGCGTTCGCCTTCACCACCGGCGGGTACTTCGCCGACGCGCTCGGCGAACGCGGATGCGTCGACATCAGGCAACCAACACGTGGAAGGTGCCGCTCTTGGCGTTGCCGCCCTGGGCGATCTGGATCTTGACCTTGGTGCGAGCCAGCGCCGGCCGCGCCAGCACGGCGGCTCCGCCGGCCGCATAGAGTGCAGCAACGCCGGCGGTCGAATGGGTCGCAGCGCGCGGATAGACGACTTTCGAGGCGTTGACGTTGGCCTCCGTCCAGAGCGTCTCGCCCGTCACCTCGTCGGTGATCGTAAAGTCGACGCCGTCGGCGAAGTCGCCCTTCACGTAGTGGATCGCATGCAGTTCGCCCTCGACCGGACGGGTGAACCCCGTAACCGTTCCGTCGGCGGCAGTCGTCAGCTGAACAGTCTGTCGACGCATCTCAGCGCCCTTTCCTTGCTTGAGAAGCGAGGCTCGTCGGCCCCGATTACGTGGCGGGGTCGCCCCGCCGGTTGCATTCGCCGGGCTGCTCAAGCCGTCCGGCGGTCAGAATTCCCAGACGCGGGTCGCGAAGGCCCGGCTATTCGGACCGAAGGGGGTCTCCTGCGCGGCCGCGCCGGAAGCCTCTCGATTGAGGTAGCCGGTGCCGACCATCTGCAGGATCATCTGCTTGTCCGACGGCGACGCCCCTGCCCCGGCCGTCCAGCGCACCCGGATCGAGCGCGCTGGCGACGGCCAGGTGCCGACCGGGGTAACCACGGCCTCGACGATCGAACGGACGTCGACCTGATACGCGGCGACGGAGAGCACCTGGTCGGCGCCACCGGCGCTGTAGACGATCACCACGCTGTCGGGATCGACCGGGCCGAGCGGCAGCTTCACGGCCGCCGGCCAGCTGTCGAGCGTCATCTCGACGGTCTGCGCCTCGATGGCCCGGCCGAGCACGCCCGTCCACCCGTCGAGGTAGTCGACGGCGCCCGCGATCAGGCCCGCGATGAGGTCGTGGTCCGCATCGCCGTCGACGCGCAGATGCACCTTCGCCTCGGCTACGCTCACGGCCGGCGCGGGGTCCGAGATGCGTCGGATGTTCACTGGCCCTTGTTCTCCGGCGCGGCGCCGCGTGCCTTCCGCTTCACCGTCGGCTGCTCGCCGCCCTGCACCTCGCCCAGCTCGCCCAGGACGCCGTTTCGGACGAGGTGCGTCACCTCTGCGCCGTCGGCCTCCCGCTCGTCGCCGGGCATGTACATGCGGTCGCCCAGGTGCTGCCTAAGCACTCTGTACGTTTTCATTGGGATCGCCTCCGGTCACGAACAAGGGCGGGCGGCCCGCGCGGGCCGCCCGCATTCACGGGTCAGGGGACGTTGCCGAAGTCGCCGTAGACGAAGGCCTCGGGGCGGTAGACCGCTAGGGCGAGCCGCTCCTCGGCGAGGATCGTGACCAGGTTCTTGGTGAAGTCGTCGTTCACGTAGCCGACCTCGACGCGCGCATCCCAGCGGTCGAACAGCTGCGCTCCGAGCTTGAAAGCGCCGGTCAGGAATTTGTCCTGCGCGATCCCCTGGGTGGTGACCACCGGCAGGCTCCACATGGTCGGCGAGGCCGTACCCTGCGGATTGCCGACGATGTAGCGGCCCTCGCTGTCCTTCGTGGTCTCGATGCGCGCCCAGTCGATCGGATTGAGCACGTGCCCCGTCGCCGGGTACTCGGCCAGCGCCGCCTGGAGCTGCGCGAGCCGCAGGGCGTCGATCGGCGTCTCGTCGGTGACGCCGAAGACCGGGGCGTAGGCGGTCGCCTGCGGGATGATCCCGTAGAGGTTCTGGCCCGTGCCGTCGCCGTTCAGCAGTTGCGCCTCCTCGACGTAGGCGAGCCCATAGAGCAGGCGCTCGTCGATCATCGACCGCAGCTGCGCGATGTCGCTCAGCACCTGCCGGGAGGCCTTGGTCCAGTGCGCGATGACCTTGGCGCTGGTGGTCACCAGGTCGAG